CTGTCAGGCCTGCCGTCGTGCTCACCAGGGCGGGCAGCGGCTGCGCGGAGCCGTCCGCGTTGTACAGCACGCAGCTCTGCCATATGTGGCTGGGCATCAGCTTCAGCCGCCACATGATCGGCAGGCCGGTCTCCGGCGTGCCCGCCGGCAGCCAGGCGTCGTAGCTGGTCACATTGGCATAGCTGACCTGCCCGGCGTAGATCAGCGGGCTGGCGCTGTAGGCCACCGGCTGGATCTTCCAGGTGATCTCCAGCTCCCCGCCGAACCAGTCCTTATAGGAGTAGGTCATGCCCTCATCGATCTGGGCCATGTAGAAGACGTCGGGCTCCGCGTCCCAGCTCAGGCGCTTGCGGCCGCTCAGCCAGGTGCGGACGTCGCGCAGGCGGCGCATGGCCTCCATGTGCGTCTTCGGCTCCTCGCGGAAGACCAGGCGGCCGCTGATCTCCATCGGCTCGGCCCGCAGCACGTCGTAGCTCTGGCCGTCCTCGACCAGCAGCGTCCCGCGCACGCCGGGCATCTCGTACTCGCTGCGCTCATACTCCGGCGCGATCTGCATCTCTTCGTCCGGCATCCACAGGCAGCCGTACTCCTCGCAGTGCTTCCCGCCGAAGCTGAAGCCCGCCTCTCTCGGTGTGATCATCTCGTGCCACTCTCCTCGAAAAACCGCGGCCCGAAGGAGTCCAGAGGGCGATCGGAAAGCCCTCTGGTCGGCCCGCAGGCCGAGGCCTTTACCGCGGTATATAGCTCAGGCGCACCCGCTGCTTTTTCTGCTCCGGCTGGCCCCGGCTGCCGCCCCGGCCGCGCGCCGCCTTCGGGAGCCTGGCTTCCAGGCTCTTCTGATGGCAGCGCATCAGCAGGCGCACAGCCCGCGGGCTCATGCGCCAGAAGTCCGCGGCCGTGCAGCCCATCTGGACGGCCCGGTACAGCAGCCAGTCCCAGGGCATGCCGGAGCTTACTGAGGGTCGTCGGCGGCCCCGCCGGCCGCGTCAGCCTCCGGATCAGGCAGCGCGTCGCTGATCATCTCGGCCAGCCGCTCGCGCACCGCCGGCACGCTGGTCAGCTTGAAGTCCTCCGCGAAGGCCTCCCAGGTCATCTTCGCGCCCGCGCTGCGGATCGCGCCGTAGAAAAGGCACATCAGCGCGCCGAGGCGGCTGTGCGTCATCATGTCGATCAGCTCGGCGAAATTCCGGCTTTCGTCGAAGGCCTGCTCATACGCCTGCTCGGCGTAGGAGAAGGCCAGCATGTCGAAGCGGCAGGCGTAGTCCTTGCCGCCCAGCTGCACCGTCTGCTCCGGTGCGCTCACGTCCCGGCCTGTCAGTGATACTTTTTGATCGGCCATGGTGTCATCTCTCCTTGTCTCTAAAAATGGGGACGGGTCTCCCCGTCCCCGTCAGTTCTGCTGATCAGTTGCCGCCCTGGGTGCTGCCGCCGCCCTGGGTGCTGCCGCCGGTGTACACGGCGTTGAACCAGGCCGCGATGGCCGCCGCGGCGTCGGTCATGGTGCTGTCGGCGATCGCCGCGATCGCGCTGTTGTCAGCGCGCTGTACGAAGTGGCCTTCCAGCGTCGGATGCTGGTAGTTCATGGAGTCGCTGTCGGTCTGCGCGGTGCGCGTCGGCTCGCCGAATTTCCCCTTATACAGCCACCAGTATTCCTTGGAGCCGTCGTCGCGGGTCGCCGCGAAGCCGATCGCCACCCAGGGCGCCGTCTGGCCGCTCTTGATCTTCTGGACGCCGTTGGCGCCGACCGTGCGGCCGACGATGGTCGCCAGCGTCGCCGGGTCGATGGCGTCCGGGTTGATGCTCAGGTCATAGCCGACGATGCGCTCTTCGTTGCGCGTGGCGACGTTCGAGGCGTACACCTTGCCCTCCTTGGTCACGGGCGTGATCGTCACTTCGATCGTCTTGCCCAGCACCGCGGGGGTGGTGTACGCCGGGGCGCTGGAGGCCGTGTCTGCGGTCGTCATCCGCGCCCAGTACAGGTCAAGTACGCCAGTAAAATATCCTTCCATCTGCCTGCCCTCCTCTTACGCGACCACGGCCGTGAACCAGCTGGCGATCGCGGTCGCGGACGCGGTCACGGTGCTGTCCGCCATGGACGCGATGGAGTCGTCGTCCGCGCGCTGCACGAAATGGCCTTCCAAGGTCGGATGCTGATAATTCATGCTGTCGCCATCGGTCTGGGCGGTCTTGGTGGGCTCGCCAAATTTCCCCTTGTACAGCCACCAGTATTCCTGGCTGTCGTCGTCGCGGGTCACGGCAAAGCCCAGCGCCACCCAGGGCGCGGTCTGGCCGCTCTTGACCAGCTGCACGCCGCTCTCGGTCGCGCGGCCGACGATCGTGGCCAGCGTCTCGGGGTCGATCGCGTCGGGGTTGATGCTCACGTCGTAGCCGACGATCCTGTCCTCGTTCCTGGTCGCGACGTTGGAGGCGTAGACCTTGCCCTCTTTGGTCACGGGCGTGATCGTCACCTCGATGGTCTTGCCCAGCACGGCGGGCTCGCCGTAGACCGGCGCGGTCGTGGCGGTGTCCTCGGTCGTCATCTCGGCCCAGTACAGGTCGAGTACGCCGGTATAGTAACCATCCATATGCGCTGTCCTCCTTAGGTAATTTTCTCCCAGTATTCACACGTGCAGGCGATGTGGTGCCTGCGCGTGTCCGTTTCGTAGGTGTCCGGTCCCCCGGCATACACCCGCACGCCGGCGGCCTTCAGCAGCGCGATCGCCTGCCGCAGCGCCTCCCGGTGCTCGCCGTCGCTGCCGGTGGTGATCGCATGCAGCTGCACCAGGTGGTGCACCCGCCGCGCCGCGTTGCTGGCCCCCTCCACGTCTGTCCAGGACGTCTCATTGAAGGTCAGGTACGTCGGCGCCTGGCTGTCGCCGGGCGGCTGCGTCGCCGGCCAGGGCAGCGGCGCGAGCGTCCGCGCGAAAAGCTCCAGCACGTCCATCAGCCGCCCGCCTCCTTCGCCAGCTCGGCCTGCGCAGCTGCGGCGCAGGCGGCCTTCGCCTCATCCGCCACCTTGTCCACCGTGTCGTAAAACCACGGCTTATGGCGGGTCCCGTCAGACCACCCATACTCCAAAATATTGCCGATCTTCGCGTAGGGCTCGCCCTTCGGGCTGGTGCCGTCCGGGAGGATCTTGCTGCTCCAGCCGCCGGTCGGCACGGCCTTCGGGGCCTTCGCCTTCACGCTCTCGGCCAGGCCGCCGGTCTCCCGCGGCGCGGCTTCCTTCAGCGCTGCCACGATGACCTTCGCGCCGGCCTTGATGCCTTTCTTGGCCGCCGGCTCGATGCTCTTGCCGAGGCGGCTCAGGCGCTGCATCTGCGCGTCGAGCCCGTTGAAGTCCAGGCTGGCCATCAGCTCACCACCTCGCCCTGCACCCGGCGGCACTTCAGGTGGATGAAGTCGCGCTTGTAGCCCAAATGATTCACCTCGAGGATCTCGTAGGTGTTCTTGCCGTGCTTCACGCGCCAGGTGCTCTGGATGTCGTCGCGCCAGCGGATGCCGAAGGTCACGGTGTCCGCGGCGTTGTAGGCCTGCGCCGCGTAGAAGTCGCGGCTGCTCACGTCGGCCATGCTGGCGTAGACGTGAGCGGCCACGACGTACTGCAGCTTGCGCTGGCCGTCCGCGCTGAGCGTGTAGCCTTCCGGCCGCTGCAGCGTGATCAAGTGCTTCAGGTCGCCTGCTGTCATACGCTCACCGCCCTCAGCTGATGCACGCTGTGCACGATCGGCGCGGGGATCTCGGCGTCCCCGCCGCGGTGGTCGTAGAAGAAGGCGGCCAGGTTGCACACCCAGAAGTCGAAGCCGTCCGCGTCGCTGGTGTTCTCGGCGGTCACGCCCGCCGCGCTGTACCACGCCACGGCGGCCTTCAGGCACATGGCCAGGGCGGTGTCGTCCGTGTCCGGGTCGGCGCCCGCGAAGGCCTTCACCTGGTCAAGGCTTGCCATCTGCGCCGCCTCCCCTTATCAGACCGCGATCGTGCGGAGCACCATCGCGTCGGTGTCGAACTTGCTGACGCCCAGGCGGATCAGGCCGCGCACCTCGGTGCTGTCGGTCCGGAAGGCGTTGCCGCCGACGTCGGTGCTGACAAACTCGAAGCCCTCCTTCGTGAAGAGGCAGGCGTACTGGGTGCCGTCACCGATATAGATGGGCGCAGTGGTCGCAGTGCCTGTGGCGTTGGGCAGCTGGGCGTCGCTCAGGACGCGGACCTCGCGGCCGAGCACGCGGTAGAGCGTCGCGTTGGTGGGATCGGGCTGCAGCAGCGGGCGCTGCTGACCATCCTTCAACTGATCCAGGGCATTGAAGCCGGACTGGTTGGTGATGATGACGGCGCTGGCACTGATCGCCGGATCGAGCGTCACGTTGAGGGCGGTCTTCAGGCCGGCCAGCGGATCCTGGCCCAGGGCGGCGCCGGTCAGATCGTCCAGCACGCCCAGCAGCAGGTTGTTCTCGGTGTTGACCAGCTTCTTCGCGTACCAGTTGGACAGGTAGGCGAAGAGCCCCGCCGTGTTGTCCTTCATCAGCTCGTTGCTGACGGGGACGATCTGGCCGTACTTGGCCAGCGTGAAGGGCACCTTCACGAAGGCGGGCTGGTCCGGCGTGGTGACCGTGCCCATCTCATCGATGGCGGGCATGCCGGCGGTCGGGGCGGTGTCGATCACGCGCCAGCCGGTCGGGGCCGTCACGGTCTCCTGCGCGAAGAGGTCAGCCAGCGGCTGCAGCGCGCGGCGCTTCTCGCGGATCTGGGTCTCGACGTCGATCGGGACCAGGAAGCCGCCGTCCGTGCCGGCGGGATTGCCGCCGCCCTCGGTCATCGCGTCGAAGAGGATCTTCGCCTCCTCGACGCCGCGCGCGTTGCGCGGGTTGAGGCCGCTGCGCAAGGCAAAAGCGAAAGCGCGGGCGTATTCGTTGGACTTGCGGATCTCGGTGTTCATGGGCTTTTCCTCCCTTTTCTCGGGCTGGAGCTGCGCGCCCTGGGCGGCCAGCTCCTGGTCGTAGGCGGCCTTCGCGGCCGTCAGGCGGGCCTGCAGATCCTGCAGCTCGCCGTTCTTCTTCTCGATGTCCTCACGGCTGGCGCTCTTGTCGCCGGCCATGGCCATCAGCTGCGCGGAGCAGTCGCGCACCTGGGCGCCCAGGCTGCTCCACAAATTCTTCATCTCGGTGATGTCCATCGTCTATTCCTCCTTATCCGATCATCGCCGCAGCCGCTGCGGCAGTCGCTGCCGCTCTTGCGGCGATCTCCTCGCGCCAGGCGGTGTCGTCGGGCGCTTCGGGCTCCTCCGGAGCCGGGTGGTGTTCGCGGATCAGCGCGCACACGGCCTGGGCGCCGTAGGCCTTGGAGGTCATCCGGGCCTTGGTCGCCTTGTGCGTGTCGTCGCTGCCGATCGTGCCGTCCTGGTAGAGGATCCCGTCCGCGAAACCTTCGTCCACGCACTCCTGCGCGCTCATGTAGGTCTCCGCGTCCAGCATGGCCGTGATCTCATCGCGGCTCTTGCCGGTGCGCAGCTGATACGCGGCGATCAGGCCCTCGGCCACCGTGTCCAGCACGTCGGCCGTCTGGCGCATCGTCCGCGCGTCGCCCTGCGCGATGCTCCACGGGTTGTGGATCATCATGTACGCGACCGGGCTCATCAGGATGGTGTCGCCCGCCATGGCGACGACGCTGGCCGCGCTGGCCGCGATGCCGGAGATCTTCACGGTCACGTGGCCGCGGCCGCTCTGGCTGTGCTCCCGCAGCGCGGTGTAGATCTCCGCGCCGGCCATCACGTCCCCGCCCGGCGAGTTGATGTAGACCGTCACGTCCTTGCACGCCTTCAGCGCCCGGCGGAACTCACGGGCCACGACGGTGCCGTCGCTCATCCACCAGCTTTCCTCGGTCTCCAGCACGCCGTCCAGCTGCAGCTCGCCGCTGCCGTCCGCGCGCCGGTAGATGTCGATGCTCATGCTTCATCCCTCCCTTCTCCGGAGGATGAAGCCCCCGCTGCGCCGAGGAGCATTTCCGGATGCTCCACGGCGATCTCCAGCGGGATGAGGTCGCGGCTGGTCATCAGCCTGTCGCCGTACGGATCCGGCGGGAGGCCCTCCGAGGCGCGCACCTCGTTCGGGCGCTTGAAACCCCCGCGGATCGCGATCTGCTCCGCATTGGCGCGGCTCACCAGGTCGGCGCGCGCGACTTCGTCCATGTCGAAGCGGAAGGTGTAGCCGGCCTTCAGGTCGGCGGGCGTCAGCAGCTTCCGGTTCAGCTCGGCTTCCCACTGCGCGACGATCGGCATGATGGTAAGCGTCAGATACTCCATCATCTGCTGCTCCATCGTGCTCGGCTTCGCGCTGGAGTAGTCGCCCAGCATGTGCGGCGGGATCATGTACACGGTCGCCACGCGGCCGCGCGTGATCTTCTCGACGTCCAGCAGCTGGCTGTCGACCGCGTCCTGCTTGAAGGTCGTGGCCTGCAGCCCGCCCTCCAGGACGACGACCTTCCGGTCGCTCTGCTCATACGCCTCGAAGAAGTCCTGCACCACGCGGGCGCGCTCCTCCGGGCCTAAGCCCGTGTTCGGCACCGTTAACATAATGCCGTGATTGACGCCGTCCAGCTGATCCAGGCTCAGCTCTTTGGTCTGCCGGTCAAAATCCAGGCTGCCGCGCAGCACGTCGATCGGCCGGATGCCCTTCAGCCCGTTGCCGCTCATGTGCTTCAGCGCGATCATGCTGCTGCCGGGGATCGGCCGCCGCTCGCCGTCCAGCGTCACGTAGTACCAGATCTCTCCGGTCTCCGGATGCAGGGCGGGCGTCACGTATGTCGGGTCGAGGATGTCCAGCCGCCGCGCCGCGCCCAGGTTGTCCGGCACAATCAAGGCGTAGGCATTGCCCTCGGTGTTGCGCAGGGCCTCCATCGTCTGCACGAAGCTGAAGCGCGTGAAATTCGCGTTGGGCTGCCGGCAGACCAGCTGCTCCAGCGGGTGCGCGCTCTGGATCTCCCAGCCCTTGTACAGGTGCATCGGCAGGCTGGCCATCGTCGAGCTGATGCGGCTCACCGCGGCGTAGATCAGCTCGCTGCCGCGCAGCGTCGCGTCCGCCCGCAGGTGGTGCACCTGCCGCAGTGCCGGCGCCCTGCTGGCCGCGGTCGGCTCCCGCGGGGCCGCGCCGGAGGCCTCGGCCCTCTTCTTGCGAAATGGCAGCTTCATCTTGCGATCCTTTCCCTTCTTCGTCCGAGCCTGCTCAGCTCAGGCAGTGTGTAGACCTTCGGGGCGACGTGCACGACGCCCGCCGGATTGGCCTCCATGTCGACGACGTGGGCGTCCAGCCAGGCCGCGAAGCCGTCGATCTTGCGGTATTTGTTGCGGCGGGACGGCATCATGTTGCCCTTGTCGGTGTGGCGTCTTTCGCTGGAGATCCGTACATTGTCGGTGTACCACTCCAGCATCGGGTCTCTGTTGCTCACGACCCGGCCGGCGCTCAGCAGCTCGCGGATGTCCTGCATCGGGTCGCTCAGCGTCAGCGGCCCCTGCCGGACGACCTCACAGTCGAAGCCCTTCGCCTCCAGCATCT